TCACGCTTTCCAACGGACATGAGGAGCGCAACACGCCGTGGGCGCATTCAAGGCGCAGGTATGATGCGGGGATGGGGCTGCGCTCGCTCGACGATGTCGAATTATTGGTGGCGTTTTTTGAAGCGCGGCAAGGGCAGATGTTTGGGTTTCGTTGGAAGGATTGGTCGGATTTTAAATCCGCAGTGCCGAGCCGCGCGAACACAGGCAATGATCAATTGCTAGGTATTGGCGATGAAGAACGGTCAGTGTTCCAGATCGTCAAGCACTACGCGTCGGGCCAGCAAAGCTATGTGCGTCCCAT